CTGATGTTATGTTAAGAAAAGGAGTTCCTTATCCTAAAGTAGATATAAGTAATCTACCTACTTCAAAAAATATAAGACAAGCTCCTTATGATACTTTACAAGATGACATAGATCTAAACCGTGCTGAAGTTGATGAGTTTCTGACTCCTTTAAGTCCTAAGCTTAGTAAAGATATTGGTTTAGATGATATTAAGAAAAGAGCCGATGAAGGTGTAAGAAGAGCTGCAATACGTAAGATAAATAAGGAAGCAGAATTTAAGAAACACTGGGCTCCTATGAACTACGAAAAAAGAGCAACAGAGAATGTTGAGGAGTTCTTGAAAACTAAGTAAATAAGAACCTAAAATCTCATTTAGACACAAAAAATCCCCCGAGTGGCCGAAGCTACCCGGGGGATTTTGTTATCTAAGATGCAGGAGCAGTCATCTTAGATCCAACAGATATTACTCGACAGGATGCTTTGCCTTGAAGGACTCCAAAGCCTTCAGACCTTCCTCCTTCGCAAGAACCGTCACCTTAGTGATGGTATCCATACGATCAGAGTGCAAAGTCTTCAGAGCCTTATCGAAGGCCTCACGATCAACCTTCTTATCCGGATGACGCCAACGGATACCCAGGTAAGGCTGCCACGTGTAGTTCCACGCATCGTAGCCAGGCTTGGTGGTATCCGGCAACACGATGTTGCCTGCCTTGATCCTCTCAACGATCTCAGCAGCAGTCTTCGGCGGAAGATCGTCAGACAGATACTTTCTTTCCAAAGCACATTCCACTTCACGGTAGTGGCTTTCAATGCGATCCTTCATGTGGCTCTTGGCAGCAGCGGTGTCATCAAAAGTATTGGTGGTATTCATGGTACTCTCCTCTTCTCTTGCGGCCATGCAATCTTCACAGTCGCAATAGTCATACACATCCCTAATGGATGTGGGTGTTGCAGCGCAATCACCTAATGAACTGGATGTCTTCTTCAATGCCTTTTTCATTCTATTTGTCATGCTCTTCTCCGTGAATGTTCTTACATTCGCGTTATAAGAGAAAGAGCCCCGAAGGGCTCTATCTTATGCCATGTTGATGAAGTCATCACTCCCTACACGTTCGTCCTCCTTTTTGTTTTCTACAGAAGGAGTAAACTCTTCCAAGGGAACTACGTTTCCCTTTTCGTCAAGGACGATGAGTTCGTATTCCTTACTGTTAGGATCGACAGCGGGGGTGTCGGTGGGAGTAACACCGAGCTCCGTTCCGAGTTCTGAAAGCGATTTAATAGTCTTTGCCATGATTTTTCCTTTTCTTCAGGACTAAACCAGTCCTCATTTTTCAGGTACCAAAGTTCACTTCGTAATCTTTTACGTAATTGCTCTCTGACCCTTTCATTTCTACTTCTGATTGCATCATCGATGTTGTCACATGGAGGTAAAGCTCTCCAATTATCGTTCATCCTTTCCCAAGGAACCGTACTACCTGCTTCACACGGTCTGCCTGGACAACCATCTGTACAGAAACACCTAGGACCCATCAACATTTGGCTCTTCACACGGAAGCCTGGAACCAGATATCCATGTGAAAACCTTTGAGTTCCCCAACAGATTTGTGATGTCCCTCTCCTCTTTGCTTCGCAATAATTGCAATTACACCAGGTCCGAAGCTTCTTTCTGGTGTGATAATCAAGTGCTTTTTGCAGCAGCGTCTCCAGCATCAGTTCCTTTATCTTCTGCTCCACCCTCTGGCTTATTTCCCTTACCACTTCCGAGAATCTGGTTGAGCTCTCCGAAGTCACCAGCGTCATAAGCTTTAGTGATGGTCTTCTCCAGTTTGGAGATTGCAGCTGCTGCCTTGTTACGTTCTTCGAGTTTAGCTTTCGTGTAACCCTCTGAAACCTTCTCTCCCTTCTCGTTGTACGTAACATGATCAGGCCTCAGCTTTTCGAAGTTCTTCTTAAGCTCACTCAACTTATCCAATCCTTGAACGAGAGTAGTTGCTCTCTTCTCTACTTCTCGTTTAGCAAAACGTTCTGCAACCTCACCTGCGATGAGAGGATGAACAGATGCAACCTGTTCTGCGATAAGCTCATGGATTGTCTTTTCAGCCATTTCACTAGCTCCTTTAGTGACGGGGTGGTTGACGTATCCTATTAGCATGTTGGCTCACCACCTTAACCGGAACATGCTCTAGACTACCATGTCTATGGTAACCGACATGGTCTAGTTCTAACTTATCCCCTTTGTGGACTTTGCCAGAGTGTTCTGCTTTACGACGAGCGCGGTTACGCGCTTCACGTCTGCGTACTTGAGCTGGTGTATCTTCGTATCTTGTTTCTTTAGCGTAATTACGTGTTTGATCAATCATTAATTATGGGAAATTACCTGTAAGGTCTCCGCTCCTTTGGTTATAGTGAATGTAATAGGCACAGCATTTTCGTACTTACCAATTTTAATATCAATTATCTCTTCATCATTAGAGAGGACCCTCAATGCTCTCAGTAACGGTTCTAGCTGAGAGAGGATGTTTCCGCTTGATATGTCTAACGTAATCGTCCTGGAATTCATCTTCGATCTCTTTTGATAAGAGTTCTTTTCTTCGGAGACGTTCTGCACGTTCTTCCGAGTCTCTTTTCTTTTTCTCATTCTTTTGTTCTTTTATTCGCAGCCTATCGGCGCGAGAATTAGGATGTTTCATTTAATTAATAGGCCATACACTCCAAACTTTTTCAATTAATTTATCTTCTGGTGTTGTGTCGTTTACACGGCCTTGATTTACAACTAACACATGATTTGGAACAGTTACTAGAAAAATGGTATTCCAAGAATAAAATGTACGTGACTCCATAAGCACATCTTTTAATAAAGAGAATTCTGTGTAATGGGGCATTGTTCTAAAACGATAATATTCCAAGACTTTTAGTATTTCATAATCAAATACACCTTCGATTATTATATTTTCTTCCATATCTAATCCACGATAATACCAAAATATGGTTTCAATTGAAGTTATATCTAATCCAGTTATAGCAGCTACTGCAGTTGGGCCACAAAAAGCAAGACGTGTAGAAGAGATTGGATGGATCATAGCGGCCTCACTTTAGGTAAAGTGACAAAACCCTCTTCTATGAGGAAATAAAGAACATCTGCTTCTTCTACATCATTTAGTTCAAAGATCTCTTGTAGAGAATACGTTCCTAAAGCAGTTTCTATTTCAGCTATAGTAACCACTCAGGAGGAATCTTTTTAATTGCGTATCTTATACCGTGCTTCTCTGCCCATTTGATACTCTTCTTATTCTCAGAGTAGAATACAACACGGATATCTAAAGCCGGATTCTGCCGTTTAACAGCAACCAGTTTAGCCTTATCTTCCGGCCTTAGGTATCCCTTGCATTCTACATATACCTTACCAAGTTCTGTTTCAATAATGAAGTCAGGGATATAGTGTCGGGCCAGAATGTATGGAATACGTTCTGTCTCGTAACCATAGTCAACCTTACTTCTTTTCAGTTGTCGGTTGATACGTATCTCGAATTTGTTCCTCAATTTGTTCAAATAGTTCTTTCTGTTTATTTTCTAATTTATTTTGTTGTATCTTTAATTTATCACTCATAATTATACCATATTTTAATTGTTTTGTCAATGATAAACATACTTTCCATATCTATCTACTTCTCTTACATCTGGTTTACGAACTACTTTAGTTAAGTACTTCGGACCGTCTGCATAGATGAAGGTTCTGAGATTGGGGAAACAGCAGTGCTTATAGGCTGAGTAGCTTGCTCGCATATCAAGTCCAATGTTGCCTGACATGCCTTCAGGTCTAGTTCCACATTCACAAGCTGGAGGCGTAGTAAGTCCAATAATCCTCCTGCGTTTCTGTATTTCGTCAATAACAAGTTGGTGTCTGCATTCATGTTCGTATAAAACCATATGTCCTAATGTTTTGTCAACTCCTAATAGGTAAGCCTTATCTTTCACTTTGACCAGATCATCCAATAAGCTACCCCTAGAATACCCGTCAAGTTGGACCAGATAACCAAATGGATCATCCAACGCCAGAGTTCTTGATTTGAGTTTCTCAATCGCACGACTTGACTGAGACTTAATATCAACCAGACAGCCGTCGATAACGCAGTCGCGATGACCGACGACTCCATCAACGACAAGTTCATCCTGTTCCCCCTCTACCTTATGCCCAGCAGCCTTAGCTAGAGAGATAACAAGTGCTTCAATAATATGTCCGTAGGCGTATTTGAATTCAGCCCAAGGAGGTAAAGGCTCCGCAGTTCCTGGTTCGTGAATCGAATACCAGAACGCCCTTGGACACATCGGGCCCAAACCTGAAAGTCGCAAGTTACCTGTAGCCTGCGTTTTATTAAACGCTCCATCAAGTCGGGACGTAATAGCACTAGAGAAATGTTCCTTGGATGAGTCATCAAACCATCCCTTAGTAGTCAGTAGCTGCTGGATGTCTGGAATGAGAGTATAGATTGATTGCATTATTTGAATGTTGCGTTAAGCACTTCCTTTAGATGTTGAAATATTAATATCTGTACGTTGGCCATAGCCAACATAATGAATGGTGTTGCACATAACATACCGAAGATTATCTCGAATGAAGATAACTTTTGGTACCACTTCTTCGGAGCATCATCAGGTTTCTTATTCTTCTTATCTGCTTCCTGACTACTCAGTAATTCACGTTTCGCTCTTCGTTCAGCTTTTCTCATTTCTTTTGCAATGATGAATGCTTGATCAGCAGTACTAATCTGCTGCACGTTAGGAGCTCCTCCAAAGTAAGGATGAAAGTTATTAGGAGGAGTTGGGTCGCTAAAATAAAACGGCATCTTCTTCTCCATTGTGTGAGGCTAGAAAGGGCAGCAAGGGGCCTCTATAACCAGCGAGACCCCTTCTGCTGCCCTAGCATTAAGGTGGTCTAACTGTCTGTGGTCCGTGTTGGTGACGCATGCTTCACCTCCAGGTCCGAGAAATCCATATGGTTAGATACTGCCACACCATCGACGGACACTCTACCAAGGTCTTACGTGGTAAGTCCTCAGAGGCGGACTAGGGAGCTGTGTAGGAACTCCTTTATCTTCACCGGTTGCCTCGTAGGTCACCCCTCTTGTGGAGGAGAGCTTTAGGTAGAGCACGCACTCCCCCAAATCTATCAGTCCTTCCACAGGACACTCACGACTTGGGCTTTTCTACAGTGTAGACGCTGCATCGGAGGTTCATAGCTCTGTCGGACTTAGGCGTATTACTTCCGTACGTCGTCCGAGTTTGCCTCTCCTTCGCGGCACTGTATACTTGTTCATCCTACTAGATCGTACTACCTCTCTGTCGGACGCAATGCCGGGAGGATTGTGACTAGGCTAAGTAAGGACCAGCCAATGTATCGGACATTATGGGCAGTTTGGCTTACTAAGACAGTCAGGATACTAATGGATGTCCACTGTTTGCAAGACGTTGGTTTAGGAGCCAACGCTGATACGAAGAGTTCCTTTGCTCACCTGTGGCGTCCGTTGGAATGGACCGTTCTGCAGGCTGTTGCTGACTGTTCGTCTGTCACCGGAGGTTCTCGCGTATCCTACACCCTCTGTTTTAGCCTCCATCGAGGATCGAACGGGTTTGGGACGTTCTCCCACTGCAGCTTCGTACGCGTTCGCCTATGTGCACCTTACGAGCTGGTTATCCACGGAGTAGATCGTCACTCTTGCGACAGTTCCTTTTCCGTCGCACGTCACAGTTGCATGTGACGACGTTTCTAATCAAGTCCCACTGGAGAATTCGTTCAAGAGAGGACCTCCCATAAGAAGTTTAGCAGTCGGTGCTACAAGTTCTACTATCCCCATGGACGAGTTGACTAGCGTGTTGTTTGGCTTCCTCTAGCCCCTAGCTAGATCCCACCGTTTCTACACTATCCGTGTTGTAGGGGCAGTTTCCCCCACAAAAAACGCAACCATCTGGTTTCAGACAGTCAGAGTATACCTCCTTACCTTGAGGTTGCGTTAAATCTCGATCTTTGGTTTTCATAGACCCACCAATCTTTTCGTAGAACAACATGAACACCCTCCATAACTCCATGTTTACGCAGCCTTCTTGCTGCGTTTCTCGCGCTTAAGTACATCTCGTATAGATCCCTTCTTGTTGCTTTCCTCTATGTAATCAGAGTTACATAATTCTGGAT